AGAAGACACACCTTGTTCTGCTCCGTGGGTGATGAAATACATGGACGTCAGTGCGCTACCATATCCGAGCGTTGCGCGGTTAATACGTTTTTTGAGTTTATCGTAATCCGTTTTAGGTTCAGCAGTGGCTCGTACGACTGCGTTATGGATGGACCACATTTATGAATTAAGCCGTATATTCCTTAATTAAGATAAAGATTACACACTCTTATAAGTAAATGTCTGAACTCCGTGTGAAAAAACTTGTTCAAGATGCTATTATTCCAACTCGTGGTTCTGGCGGTGCTGTTGGATATGATTTATACAGTGTCGATGAAGTTGTATTGCCTCCTTCGCAACGAACTCTTGTCGGCACGGGAGTCGCAGTTGTTTTGCCAATGAAGGTATATGGGCGTGTTGCACCGAGATCTGGTCTCACCGTGAAGCATGGCATCCACGTGGGTGCGGGCGTGATTGACCCGGATTACACGGGTGAAATTAAGGTCGCTCTTTTTAATCTCGGTGATGGTCCGTTTGAGGTTAAGAAGGGAGACAGAATCGCGCAACTCATCTTGGAAAGGTGTGAAACGCCGTATGTTCGTGAAATCACCGAAATGTCAGAGACGCAACGCGGTGATGGTGGTTTTGGGTCTACGGGCGCTTAATATTTCCCGTGTTCGTTAAAAAACCACATCGCTTCTTCGGTGGGCATGAACAGAATATTTTTTTGCATCGTCATCCATAATTGCGCTTGGTTTACATTTGGGTAACTCCAAAGAAGCCATCTTTCCCAGTACCCCACACGAAAGGGATCTTCCCAATTTTCTTCCGTGCTGGTAACCGCGTAGAGCATACCCCTGTGTATTTCATAAGGATCCGTTTCTAGTCGTAGTTCTCTTGGTATTTGCGCACCTTTTTCAAGAAGATGCACACGCATCATACCTGGATCTCTATGATCTGTGTAATCTGGTGAATCCATGGAACCTATATCGATTGTTTTTTTGTTTGGTAGAGTGACCCTATATTTATGCGTGAGTGTGGGACTCGACTTTAACACTACGTGCATATAATTTAGCGAATTTTAGTTTATTGCTTTTTTAACACAACAAATTTAATATCACCCTTTTTAACATTGCCCCGTGTCATCGGATTTTTAAATAGAACCATGTTTCCGTTTGCGTTTATAGCACTTGTCATGGACATGCGAGCCATCTTTCTAAACGATGTTGGCGAAAGATACAGTTTATTTATTTTTACCGCTTTGTCTCCGTAATTGAATTCATTTGCCGTGATTGGATCTATTGGAAGATTCTTCACATTCATATTTTTCCATGTAATTTTTCGTGTCCGATTATTTTCGTTTGCATTATTTTTTACCTTTTTTTTATTCTTCATATAATTTGATGTGTTTGGACGATTATTTGAGTTGTTGAAATCAATTCTTCGACCTATAAACCCCGCGTTAGCAAAAGACGTCCGTTCTCTTCGCATACGCCTGAGGTTATTCAAACTTTGACGCCTGATAATATCCGGGCTCACATTTTGTATGACGCGCACTGGACTGTTAGGTGTTTTAGGAGGTGTTTCTATGACAACTGAATTATTATTCATACCTAGTTTAAACAGATATTTTTATTGCCTAAGTCAATCAGGGTGAATGAGATATTAAGAAACATGCTTGATATTATTAGGGCAGTCGTCGGCACGGGAGGTCCATTGTTGGTCGAATACAAGGGGCGCGTTCTATCCGAATCATGCATGATCATAACAGAAAAGCACACGAATAATATGATTAAAAGACTTGAAAGTCTTAAAATCAATCACATAGAACAGACATCGGATCGTTCGTTTTCTGTATCCTTCAAGTAATGTAATTAATATAAAAATACATCTCGTATATTTGCCATGTACTCGTATAGATCCCTCGACGGCATTATCATCAAAGTGGGTGAGAATGCAAAAGAAAACGACGCACTCACTGAATCGAGCTACCCGAACGAATGGTGGTTACACGTCGATGGGGGTGCTGGTTCACATGTTATCGTATGTTGCGAAGATATATACTTACCACGCGAAACCAAGAGAGATGCGGCGATGCTCGCCATACATCATAGCAAAAATTCAAAAATGAAATCGTCGCGCGTGAATCTCGTGCGAGTTGAGCAGGTGTGGAAAGATCCCCGGATAAAAAATCACGGTCAGGTATATTTGACGGGTGAGGTTACTCAGTTGACCATGTTTATGAACAAAGAAAAACCTCGCTTAGAGAGGCTACGAGCAAATAGAAATAAGAATGGATAGAATTAAGAAAATAAACGACCACGTAAATCCACGTAATTTGTCACTCGATGAAATAGCGAAGCATAACATAGAAAAGGACTGTTGGGTCATAATACGAGACAAGGTATACGACCTAACTAAATTTTTACCCGATCACCCCGGTGGTAAGAAGGCTATCATGCTATTTGCTGGTAAGGATGCCACGGAAGAGTTCGATATGCTCCACCCTCCAAATGTTCTCACAAAGTACCTGTCTTCAGATGTAGTTCTCGGCCCGTTTAAAAAATAGACGCGATATTTCACAATGGGAAACATATGGAAATTGGTACGTAATCCTGATAGATCCATATGTTTGGCACACATATACGAAGAAGAACCGACAATCATAGAAATAACCCCAACACGCAGTGTATTAAATGAATTGATATGGAGTTTCATAAAAATGTTGTTTATAGCGCAACTTTTGACTATTATGGCGTTTGCAGAAACAATCGTGTTTCTGCCAGCATCTGTATTGATGTTGGCTTTTTCCGGTAGTGTTTTAGTTACGGGTAATGGCGAATATACACAATTTGTCATGTTATTACATAAATTGTACTCTATGGTCGTCATGACATATTCGATTTTATTCAAAGACGTGTGTATGTTCTTCGTATCTGTTACGTATTTAGTAACCTATACTATTTACTTTATTTCATTAAGCTGTAGTTAAGGTCTACCACTCGTAGATGCACGTTTACCATTTGCGCGTCTTAACTCATTTCTGAGGTCGTTTACATCTTTTTTTAACACGCGGTTGATCTTACGTACAAATTCTGGTCTTAGTTCAGGGAAGTTAGAAGGACATTTTAAGATATTTTCACCTTCTTTTATCCTACCATTTAATGCCTTAATCATATTTTGGGAACATATGATGCTTATATATTCCTTTCTTGTGTCAGTCAGATCTTTTAGTGTTTTCTTCAGATTAGCTCTTAATTTTAGTCTATTTTTGTAAGTGTTAGAAGATTTATTTGTAGCTTTTTCCAACCTGTTGTTTGCTTTGCGTATATCATTTTTTATTCCTTCAATGCTATGATCAATTTGTACCAATCGCGCGACGTGATTGGAAATTTCTCTATTGCTCAGGGATCTTGGAGACATATACATTATAGAAATATAAAGATTTAACTCGTGTGTAATTCATGAGTCTTCAAATTAAGAAGCTATATCCCGATGCTACCATACCAACGAGAACATCACCGGGATCGGTAGGTTATGATTTATATAGTATGGAGGAAATCGTAGTTCCTCCGATGGAACGAGCATTCGTGAGCACTGGTGTGTGCGCGTGTCTACCACCTGGCGTGTACGGTAGAATCGCACCGAGATCTGGCCTCACACTCAAACACGGTATACAAACTGGTGCTGGAGTTATTGACCCTGATTTTACTGGTGAATTGAAAGTTATCCTATTTAATCACGGGAGTGAACCGTTCGTCATTAAACAGGGGAATCGTATCGCCCAAATGATTTTAGAGCGATGTGAAACACCGCTCATAGAGGAGGTAACTGAATTAAAATCAACGCAACGCGGGGAACGTGGGTTTGGTTCTTCTGGGAATTAATTCGAGAATGCAATTCCGGCCATGCCATCTTTTATGCGTAATATGTTGTAGTTAACCGCATATACTCTGTACAGACCACCAGTGGTACTGGACGTTGGAGCTTGAATGGTCAATTTAGCGTTGTCTATGCGGGAGAAGTTCAGACTGCCACTTGGTTGCGAGCGGTTCATGGTAAGGCAGAAAGGCCACGAGAACAATGGAAGTGCATCGAGCGAAGATGGCGCGAGGTTCGTCGTGTGCATTTCATGGACGACGTTGTGGTGGAAGGTATTGGACATGTTTTCGAAGAGCGCCAAACCATTGATGTAAAGGGACGCCTTGTCGAAACTGTAATCACTCACCCAACCGGTACCGGACACATTGGACGTGGTCAAGTGGAGGGATTGCACTGGGTGATTGAAATACGTAAGATCAATCGATGTATCAGTCTTGGTGACTGGCTGGTATTGCGTTTGGGTAATGAGAAGTTCGTGATCTTGAGACGTGAAATGTTCGCGCTCGGCAGTATCCAAATAGGCGTACATACCATAAATCTTTGGTGCCGCAGCCAAGTTACCCAGACCCGAGCGGCACTTGATTCGCAATTCAACATCATGATATTGGAGTCCAACGAGGGGGAGGGACTTGGTCCAATCTTCACTGAAGAAGAATGGGATTATGTAATGATCCCCCGCGGACCCACTGACACCCTTCGCGTTATCGGCTACCTCGGCGGTAGTGACCGCGCATGAAGCTTTCGATTGTCCTTCTCTGAGGAGAACGTTGTGGATACCCTGCACGTACAAGGAATCCATGCGGCAAACTTCTTGCCCTCCGATGTGTAGGCTGAATTCGGTCACCGTCGTATCATCCGTCGAATGAAAACCAGCCGTGTTTGCACCGACACTGGATATATTTGGGTGTTCGATCCACACGTAACTCAAAAGGTCACCCTTAGATCGAATTGGTACCACCACTTCACTTCCACCGTTGAAAGTGCCGATGTAGTCCATACGTTCGGGTTTGATAGCAAAGTTTGTGTAACGTTTGTAGTTTTGGCGCCAAAAACTCACTTGTGGTTCGCCGGTTATATAGGCATCCTGAGCCCCGACTGAAACGAGATCGACAAGTGCAGCTGACATAATTATTATTAAATGATATTAAAATTTTAGGTACATAACGAAGTATGGTTGTCTTTCAAGCACTCACCTGGGAGACGAAAGACACAGATGATGAGCACTTGATCAGCATCTTTGGAAAAACACATGAGGGTAAATCTGTGTGTGTCACAACTGCGTTCACACCTTATTTTTTTGTGAAGCTTCCAAGGAATGTCACTCAACAGAGGGTACAAATCATATACAACAAGATTGAGAAGGCGTGTCCTGGCTGTCTTTCCAGTTATAACACGATTCACCGCAAGGATGTCTGGGGGTTTCAGAATAATGAGCAATTTCCATACCTCCAGTTGTTCTTCAAGAATCTTGCTGCGAGACGAATGGTTGCTGGTAGATTAAGACGACCTTTGCCAGATGAATCGATTAAACTCAAGATGTATGAATCTAACTTGGATCCAGTTTTGCGACTTATGCACAGAACCGGTATTCAGTCAACTGGATGGTTGGACAGTGGTGATGAGTGTTACTCCGCTCACAATGCGCATGTTGACATCGATCTGGAATGTAAGAATTGGAGGAAACTCACGCCGGTCGAAAATCCAGAAACAGCTCCATTTGTGGTTGCGTCTGTGGATATCGAGTGTAACAGTTCAACTGGTAAATTTCCGGATGCTGATATCGAAGGGGACGCATGTTTTCAAATTGCAATCTCCCTGTGTAAATTTGGGAGTGACCAACCGTATGATAAAACATGTTTGTGTTACAAAAACACAGATCCAAATCTTGAAGGTTCAAACGTAATTTCATATGCTACTGAACGGGAAATGCTTGAAGCATTCCGAGACTACTTACATGAAAAGGATGTTGATATCATTACTGGCTGGAACATTTTTGGTTTTGATCTTGAGTACCTCATGAAACGTGCAATCGTCACTAAATGTAATTTGAAATTTTTTCAATTGAGTAAGTTACGTGGATACAATTGCGAACTTAAACTCAAGAAACTGTCTTCGAGCGCCTTGGGTGATAATGATCTGAAACTGGTGAGTATGCCCGGTCGTTTTATTTTTGATTTGTTTCATGAAGTCAAAAAGGGCTATAAACTTGACTCTTATAAATTGGACAATGTATCTAAGTTGTATCTCGGTGACAACAAAATTGATATGCCCGCAAAGGAGATGTTTGCCCGTTACAAGGAAGGCGATCCCGTGAAATTGC